TACCAGAACGGTATGCGTAACACTGGCTCTGCTGGGCCGTGCTGCTCGTAGTACACGACAATCTCAGCGTCGTTACTGATGGGTCCGTCGTTACCAAAGTGTTTTGTATGATCGTTGTCTGGTTGCTTCATGTTCATCTCTCCTTATCAATTGTCAGCCATGTGGTTAAGATGATGACAGAAAATATCATCCCGATAAAGTACAGTAAATTAAATTCCATCTTTAGCCCCTAAGAATTTGTCGAGTTTACCGGACCGTCTGAGCTTTGCAATAGCCCGGCTCTCGATTCGTTTAACATCCGTCTGTGTGATACCCATAACGTTAGCGATCTGCTGCTGAGTCATGAAGTAATCATACTGTTTACCTTTCTTTTTACTTGTCACGCTTCTAAGCTCTCCACTGTTTGTTCAGCTCTTTCATGCGTTTGTTATATCGTGCTTTGCGTTGTCGTCTCCGTCTCGCTCGTGGATCTGTCCAACGTTCGTACACGCTGAAGATGATGTACCAAACAGGTACGAAACTGAATAAAACTACAATGTCAACAATTGTTGGGTTCATTATTTCTGCTCCTTAATTAAGTCAAGTGTTTTTTCTATCCAGTCTATCAAACCTTCCGGCGTATACTCCCTTTGCTTTTGGGTGCAACGTGTAGTCCCTGCAACATTACCCGCAATGCTTCGTCTTTTACCTTTCTCGCAGTAATGTACCGTGTCGTCTTTTGGTGGTAGTGGTGGCAGATCTTCAGGCGCTACGCCTACAATATAAAGTTTTGTTTTCTTATGTGCGACATGACCGAAATCATACTGGTCAATCTCAATGACATAACCACCATAAAAATCTGTCTCGCCTATCGCTGGCAAATGGTTAAACAGTTTTGACCCTGACGGATGTTCAAGTATCCCGCCAACGCGTCTTATTCTATCGACAGACCACGGCGCAAGCCCTTTTTCTTTTGCTATCTGAGACGCTGACATGCTACCTGAGCGACCTGCCATGTGTCCTAACCGTCCCCAAAACCTGCACGGTGGGTGACAAACTACCGGACCGTCACCGTCATACGTCAATGCGTCCCTGTCAGCGTCGTAAACGTCCCAAAGCTGCCGTCGCTTGTAATCTGAATCACGTCTGCAAAACAGCGCCGTATATTTCATATCAGTCATAATAAGGTCCACCGTTCTCGAAAATAACATCAACCATTCCAAACCAATCACATTTACGTTGTAACAGGTCCGCTACTTGTGGCTTGTAGCACCCGTCACTCTCTCTGTCCCAAAACCCTGTACCGTGTCCGTTGCGTGATAACCAAAAATCATGACCGGCTTGCGATCTATTGTCATCGCTTAAGTAACACTCAACGGCAACGTGAAAGGCTAGGCATTCTATGATTTGTTCTCTCTTAAATTCCTCGCACAATTTATCGTCGCATTCTTCTGTCCAGTGCATCGCCTCAAAATAAGCCGTTACAAATTCCTTTTCTTTTTTGTTTAGTGTGATGTTCACGATGTCACCTCCTCTTTATGTTCATCATAAAAATCACCACCAAGTTCTACAAAGTCAATTCGATTAAAACATTTGACAAGAAACTCGCGCTGTAATCCGTTGATACCTTTGAGCATTAGATTAGCTACAATGCCTTCATAACGCCCGATAAAGTCATCGCGTGAATCAGCTTCCTTCACATGCTCCACCATTAGCTGGTAATAGTCATAGTCATTGTTAATAACAAGCTGGCAGTGGTGATTGTAGTCTATCGTGTTTTTCATGTTTTTTTTCTCCTTAGTATCCCAACCATTCTAAAACTTCGTTTGATTTGTAAACTGATTTGCTTCCTACTTCTTCAACAAACTCTGCCCAGTCTACGCCATGCGCTAACACCTCTGCTCTGGCTTGCTTTGCTGATACGTCGTAACCTTCCATTGCTTCTTCATATGTCATGGTGTTGTTTCCCCGTTGCGTTGTTGATGTATGTATATTAACGCTTGACAAATAAATATCAAGACTCTTTTGCAAATACTGAAACAGGAAACCATTCACGATATGAATAGAGGTGTGTTGTGCATAGGTACAGTCGAGTCTGTCTAGATACCTGTGAGGGTCCAACCTAGACACTCACACCTCACCTTGTCAGTTCTATTTTGGTACTGAGTAGGTTCTGTTTTGGAACTGACTTCACCGTTTCGTCGTCGTTTTCGGGGGCGGGGGAGGGTCTGTGTTGATGACTAGGTTGTTAGATCCCACCTAGATACAAAAAAGAGTCAAATTAGACCTAAAAACAACCCCTAGTTATCTAACAAGAAACGCCATATAAATCAATAACATACGCAGTGCAGAATCTGGACCGTGCTGGTACAGTTTAAAGGGCAATGTAATCTTATTTAAAATAATGCTTGACAAATCCCTAAAAGTATGGTACAATAAATAGTATATTATGTCTTTAAAGATTCTTTACCGCGCTGTATAAGATAAATATTATATGATAATTATTAAATGTATGACATATAAGCACGGTAACGAAACTTTAAAGAGACTTTAAAGAGGTATGTATGTCAGACGTTGATAATCCTCCTCGCCGAAAGCGTGGAAGACCGCGTAAAAGTGATGTTTCATCTGTTAAAAAAGGAAGTCGCAACGCTGTTGGTCGCCCGAAGGGTGACGCTGCTGTCATAAACGAATACAAAGCACGTATGTTAGCATCCCCGAAGTCTCGGAAGGTGCTTGATACCATCTTTGATGCTGCGTTAGACCATGATCATAAGAATCAAGCGGCTGCTTGGAAGCTTGTTATGGACAGAATACTGCCTGTTGCGGCTTTTGAGAAGGATATTGTTAAGGATGGTGGTAGGAGTGCCATTCAGATTAACATTAGTGGTGTTGGTGCTGTAGACGTTGAACAACCTACAATCATTGAAGGAGAAGTAGTAGATGAATCTTAAGCATTTTGATCCTTCAGAGTTTAATTGTCAAGTTACTGGGCATAACAACATGGAAAAGGATTTCCTAGAGAAGATAGATCAGTTGAGAGAAGAGTGCGGGTTTCCTTTCACAATCACCAGTGGGTTCAGACACCCAACTGAGCATCCGATAGAGGCTAAGAAAGAAGTACCCGGTACTCACGCTCAGGGCATCGCGGCGGATATAAAAATAACAAACGCCGTGTTTCGCCTTAAGCTGGTAACAAAGGCTATTGAGCTAGGATTTACAGGAATAGGAATTGCAGACGACTTTATACACGTCGATACACGCGGAACAACACCCGTTATGTGGACGTATTAGTGGATTTAGATATTGAACTTCTTCCGTGGCAGCAAGATGTTTGGGGAGATAACACACGGTTTAAAATAGTTGCGGCAGGACGACGTACAGGTAAGTCTAGACTAGCTGCTTGGTTGTTAATTGTTAACGCATTACAGGCAGGTAAGGGTCATGTATTTTACGTCGCACCTACTCAGGGACAAGCCAGAGATATTATGTGGCAAACCCTTTTGGAACTGGGACATCCTGTTATTTCTGGTAGTCACATTAATAATCTGCAAATCAAGTTGGTCAACGGAGCAACCATTAGCCTTAAAGGTGCTGACAGACCAGAAACAATGCGAGGTGTCAGTCTTAAGTTCTTGGTAATGGATGAATATGCTGACATGAAACCAGAAGTGTTTGAGCAGATCCTAAGACCTGCGTTGGCTGACCAAAAAGGCTGTGCAATGTTTATAGGCACGCCAATGGGAAGAAACCATTTTTACGAACTGTACAAATATGCGGAGTTAGACGATGATCCGACGTACAAGGCTTGGCACTTTACTTCTTATGACAATCCATTATTGGACCCGGACGAGATTGACATTGCTAAACGCTCTATGTCGTCTTATGCGTTTCGTCAGGAATTTATGGCGTCGTTTGAAGCCCGTGGTTCGGAGATGTTTAAGGAAGACTGGGTTAGCTTTGGAGAAGAGCCTGACGAGGGTGACTACTATATTGCAATCGACTTGGCAGGCTTTGAGGAAGTAGGTAAGAAACGTACAAAGAATACCAAGCTTGACGAGACTGCTATATCTGTAGTTAAAGTAGGAGACAACGGGGACTGGTTCGTAGAAAACATTATATATGGGCGTTGGACATTAGATGAAACAGCTATCAAGATCTTCCAAGCTGTGCGTGATTACAGCCCTATTTCTGTTGGCATCGAAAGGGGAATTGCAAAACAGGCAGTTATGTCACCCCTGCTTAATTTACAAAAGAAGTACGCACAGTTTTTTAGAATTGAAGAGTTAACGCACGGTAACAAAAAGAAAACAGACAGGGTAATGTGGGCGTTGCAAGGCAGGTTTGAAAACAACACCATTACTTTAAACAAAGGTGAATGGAACAGTAGATTCTTAGACCAGCTGTTTCAGTTCCCTGATCCATTGACGCATGATGACTTAGTTGACTCTCTTGCGTACATAGATCAATTAGCTAACGTCCCTTATGGTATAGGGGATATAGATTTCGATGAACCTGAAATTTTAGACATTGTAGCAGGATACTGATATGACTGAACTATATGAACAAGACCCATTGATGATCCAAGAGTCTCTAGAAGATTGGGTTATAACTAAGTGTGACGATTGGAGGGATAACTACGAAAGCAATTATGAACAGAAATTTGAAGAGTATTATAGATTATGGCGTGGTCAATGGAGTGCTGCTGACAGTGAGCGTGGGTCTGAGCGTTCCCGTATTATTTCTCCTGCACTTCAACAGGCAGTTGAGTCTAATGTAGCGGAGCTAGAAGAGGCTACGTTTGGACGTGGTAAGTGGTTTGATGTTAGTGATAACTTCGGTGATACGGACAAGCAAGACGTACAGTTCCTACGTAACAAGCTTACGGAAGACTTTGAAAACTGCATGGTACGTAAGGCCGTTGCAGAATGCTTAATTAACTCAGCAGTGTTTGGTACGGGCATTGGTGAGATTGTTATTGAAGAAATGAAAGAGATGGTTCCTGCTACTCAACCTGTTATGGGAGGTGATCTTCAAGCGGTAGGCGTTAACATTACTGAGCGTGTAGTTGTAAAACTTAAGCCGGTACTGCCTCAGAACTTTTTAATTGACCCTGTAGCAACATCTATTGAAGACGCTATGGGTGTAGCTATTGATGAGTTTGTTAGCAAGCACCACGTAGAATTGTTACAAGAACAAGGCGTATACAAGGATGTTTATGTTGGTTCAGCTGCTCCTGACACAGACCTAGAGCCTGACCAAGACCTTACTGTTTACAGTGACGACAAGGTACGTCTCACTAAGTACTACGGTTTAGTGCCACGAGAGCTTCTAGATTCCGCTCTAAGCGACGATACAGAAGAATTGGTAGAAGAGGAAGGGTCTAAATCAAAGTACGTAGAAGCCGTTGTAGTAATCGCTAACGGCGGTACGTTACTAAAAGCAGAAGCTAACCCTTACATGATGGAAGACCGTCCTGTAGTAGCGTTTCCTTGGGATGTAGTACCCGGACGTTTCTGGGGTCGTGGTGTATGTGAAAAAGGCTACAATAGTCAAAAAGCGCTTGACACTGAGTTACGTGCAAGAATAGACGCACTAAGCCTTACTATTCACCCAATGATGGCTATGGACGCTACACGATTACCAAGAGGCTCTAAACCAGAGGTACGGCCCGGTAAGATAATTTTAACCAGTGGAGACCCTCGTGAAGTACTTCAGCCTTTCAACTTTGGTCAAGTCAATCAAATTACTTTTGCTCAGGCCGGAGCCTTGCAGCAAATGGTACAACAAGCAACAGGAGCCGTTGACTCAGCAGGAATTGCAGGTCAGGTTAACGGCGAGAGTACTGCCGCTGGCATTAGTATGTCTCTTGGCGCTATTATTAAACGTCATAAACGCACCCTGATTAACTTCCAACAATCTTTCTTGATTCCTTTTGTTAAGAAAGCAGCCTATAGGTACATGCAGTTTGACCCCGAAAATTACCCTGTTGCTGATTATAAATTTAACGCTAGTAGCACTTTGGGTATTATTGCAAGAGAGTATGAAGTTACTCAGCTAGTACAGTTGTTACAGACTATGGGTAAAGACTCACCGTTGTATAACACGCTAATACAATCTGTTATTGACAATATGAATTTGTCTAATCGTGAAGAGCTACTTGCAGCACTAGCTCAGGCATCTCAGCCTAACCCGCAAGCCCAGCAAATGCAACAGCAAGCACAACAATTGCAGATGCAGTTTCAGCAGTCACAGACTCAAGCACTCTCTGCTCAGGCTCAAGAGTCACAAGCACGAGCTGCTAAGTTAGCTGCTGAAGCTGCTGTTGTACCGCAAGAACTAGAAATAGATAAGATCAATGCCATCACTCGAAACCTTCGTGAAGGTGATGCTGAAGATAAAGAGTTTGAACGCCGTATGAAAGTGGCTGATACTCTCCTCAAAGAAAAGCAAATAGAAGGTAAGTCTAATGTTAATAACGCAAAAAGAAATGCAGTCTCTGCTGGACCAAGTCAACGACCACTTCAAAGGGACGTTCCAGCGCCTCAAAGTCCTAGAGGACCAGCTGAACCAACTGGAAACCAAGGTGGAGGAATTATCTAATGCCAGCAAAGAAAGACCCAAGACTAGCACGAGCAGGAGTAAGCGGGTTCAACAAACCAAAGCGGACGCCTAACCACCCTAAGAAGTCTCACGTAGTTGTTGCTAAGGAAGGCGACAAAGTTAAGACTATTCGATATGGACAACAAGGTGTTAGCGGTGCAGGTAAAAATCCTACAACTGCTAAAGAGAAAGCAAGACGTAAGTCGTTCAAGGCAAGACATGCTAAGAACATTTCAAAAGGAAAGATGTCAGCCGCTTATTGGGCTAATAAATCTAAATGGTAAGGAGATTACTATGCCACAAGGAAAAGGAACATACGGAAGTAAAGTAGGTCGTCCCCCTAAAAAGAAAGCGACGCCTAAAGCAAAAAAGCCCGTAAAGCGAATTACTCAAGAAGAAGTAGAAGCTCGTATTAGGGACGCAAACAAAAGAGAAAAGAACATGACGCCCAGTCCTGCTATGCAAAAGAAGATGGCAGAACAGATGCGTAACAAAAAGATGGACGCTAAGATGAAAGCGGCTGTTAAGAGGGTTAAAAGTGGCAAAGGCAAAAAGTAGTCCTAAACCTAAAAACAAAGCTTTGTACTCACGAGTCAAGGCAGAGGCTAAACGAAAGTATAAGGTTTGGCCCAGTGCTTATGCTTCCGGCTGGTTAACAAAAGAGTACAAGAAACGCGGTGGTACTTATGAGTAAGGCCAAAGGTGGTTTAACTAAGTGGTTTAAAGAAGACTGGGTTGATGTAAAGACAGGTAAGGCATGTGGGCGTAAATCGGCTAGTAAAAGTAAACGTCCTTACCCTTCTTGTCGGCCTAAAGCTATAGCATCTAAGATGACAGCAGCAGAAAAAAAGTCTTCTGCTAAACGCAAGACAGGACCAGCTAAAATTAAACACGCAGTAACAGCGTCAGGCCGTAGACGAAAGACTACAAAAAAAGCTTGACATTTAAACAAATGTATGGTATACTAATACTATACAGTAAACTTTAGAGGAAACTATGTCACCTGAGCTTGAAACATACTTTAACAATTATAATCAATTGTTTAACCACGAAGGTTTCAAACAACTCGTTAGTGAGCTTTCTAACAACGCACAACAGTTAGCAGATATTCAAACAGTTAAAGATCTGGAAGATTTACATTTCCGCAAAGGTCAAGTAGCTGCTTTTGCGACTGTTATTAATCTACAAGGTACTATAGAAGCTGCTCGAGATCAAGCTGAAGCAGAAGCTGAAGATCCTGTAGATGTTTAAAGTATATGACTTCCGTTGTACTAACGGACATGTTTTTGAAGAATTTGTAGTTAGTGGTGTTACAACCAGTAGGTGCGGTTGTGGTGCTAATGCTACAAAAATGGTATCTGCCCCGTCTTTCCACCTTAATGGCTCCGATGGTTCATTCCCCGGAGCTTCTATTAAATGGACTAGGGAACACGAAAAAGCAGGTAATAAATAATAACTCCATAATGATTATAATCACGGAGATTAGTAATGTCAAGAGCAACATTAGTTGACCCGCAACCAGAAGTGGAAAATGCGGATGATATAAACGAAGAAGCAAATGAGACTCAGTACGAAGCAGAAGCAGAAGTAACTGAGCAACCTCAAGAGCAGTCTACCGTTCCAGAGAAGTACCAAGGTAAGTCGCTGGAAGAAGTTGTACAGATGCACCAAGAAGCTGAAAAGCTTTTAGGTCGTCAGTCCGGTGAGGTAGGTGAACTTCGCAAAGTGGTTGATGATTACATTAGTAGTCAAACACCCGCACAAGCACCTCAACAAACTGTTGAGCCTGAAGAAGATATAGATTACTTCACTGATCCGCAAGGTGCTGTTAATCGTGCAATTGAGAACCACCCTAAAATTAGAGAAGCAGAGCAGTACACTGAGCAGTACAAAAAGCAGTCGTCACTTGCAACGCTTCAAGCTAAACATCCAGACATGCAAGAAATACTTGGTGATTCTAAGTTTGCAGAATGGATTAAGGCATCTAAGATTAGGACTCAGCTGTTTGTAGCGGCTGACCAACAGTATGACGCTGACTCTGCTGATGAACTATTTACACTCTGGAAAGAACGTAAAGTGGTGACTCAGCAAACCGCCGATGTTGAAAAACAGGCACGGAAGCAAACACTGAAGGCAGCTAGTACAGGTAATGCACGAGGCAGTAGCCAAGGGACAAGGAAGAAAGTATATCGTCGGGCCGATATTATTAAACTTATGAGAACAGACCCGGACCGTTATACAGCATTAGCC